TTGATTCGGGTGGTGAGGTATCAATAGGTAGTGATAATGATATAGGTTCGGGACATAAAATGACCGTAGTTGGCGGCCAGAACGAGAACGATGGTAGTTACGCAGATTTAGTCGTAACAAATCTGAACGAACACAATAACGCGAGAATACTTTTGGGTACACCGTATAATACAGACTCAAATTCTGCTTTTAAAGCAGCTATAATAGCCGATGGTGCTGGTAGTTCTAGTCGTTGCGATTTACACTTTTGTTTGGAAAGTACGAGTAGTAATTTACCCAGTGCAGATCTATCAGACTCTAAAATGATGATAAAATATTCCACAGGGAATGTGGGTATAGGAACAACAACTCCAGCTACTAAACTTGATGTTTCTGGTACAGTAACTGCATCATCGTTTAGTGGTTCGGGGTCAGGTTTAACAAGTTTGAGTGCGGGTAACATTTCATCTGGAACTTTAGCAGTTGCTAGAGGTGGTACAAATATATCAAGTTACTCGACAGGTGATATTATATACGCGACTGGTTCTACTTCATTAACTAAACTGGGTATAGGATCGGCTGGAGAGGTACTTACAGTTTCTGGGGTCGGCGCTCCGTCGTGGGCTGCAGCTTCTGGTGGTGGTGGTGGTGGTGGTGCGACTGCTGGTACTGTTGCTATTGGTGATGATGGTATGAGTGCGATAACCGTTAATGGTAGTGCATATGATTATATGTATCACCAATCACCTCATAATATTGGATCCTCGTCATCGAATTTTAATTCAATAAGTATTAACCAAGCAATGACCCACGGTCAGAAATTGATTATGAAATTGTATACGTCTTCATCTTCTTGTCAAGCAAAAATAGCGCGCGGTAGAGATTTATCGGTCACAATAAATAGTACGAATCATACCGTTAATAATTCAAATTTTCGAGAACATGTTCTCTCTTTTCCATATGACTCCGACCCAACACCAAGTAAATTTTTAATACTTGAAATTACAAAAGAAGATACTAATCAAGTAACTATCGAAGCAAAATTATCAACCGCGGACTTTACAAAAACAGCGGAATGTGACGGGTCTTGGTCTTATGACGGCGTAGACACTTTTAATCGCGAGACTGCGATACATAACGTAATCTACGGTGGACTTAAATCGATGTACGGGTCTCAATTAAAATTAAAATTTTCGTATTTCGGGATCGGTCATTCACACGACATTTATTTTCAACAAGACGATCCATCTGGCTTATCAGTTGCGTCAAGTCAAATAGAATTTTATTATAACAATAGTTCGTCGTCTTGGAGTCAAGCGTCTCAAACAAATGTATTTACAAATTTTGATAAAAATACTAATTTGAACTTCGCGCACGGTAAATACTACCATATACACCACGAAGTTATCAGAGCTAGTACGGATGATTATCCAAGTGAGATATTGTTCACAGTAGAAGAATTGAATGCGGCATCCGGTGGTGGTGGTGGTGGTGGTGGCGGAAGTGATTTTAGCACCAACATAACACGATCGTCTGGTAACCCGCCAACCTATAGGCAGGGTATTGAGATTGATACGGCGTTCTCGGCGGCGAATTATAACTATAATACTGGTTTCTATAATTTTAATGGCAGCAGCTATCCGCCGTTTGAAACGTTAATTTTAGATCACACTTTACCAACGAGTATGCCAATCGAGTATGATTTTTATTTTACAGGATATACCGGAAATATAACTGCCAATTACTTTAAAGTATATTACGGTGGTATGCAGATGCAGACATACCACAGCTTTCCAGGTTCGGGGGGTCCAACTAGCTACAATTTTAATCAGAGCGATAGGTACAGTGTTACTTTTAAAGCACGTGACACGTCAGGTAATGATTGGACTGCCACATGGAAAGAATATAAAAATTAAAAAAAATATATTTTTAAAGTATATATATACCCAATGGGAATACATGTTACTAAAAATAAAAGTCTTAACACAGGCGCAGAATTATCAGAATTTTACGTAGGATTACGTAAAAATCAACAGTACCATATGAATATTCAGATTTCACCAGATTCGAATACGTATACCGTATCAGCCATATTCGATCACCATTTGAGTAAAGATTCAAAAACACAAGGTAAATCAGTAGTCGGTACCGAGGTTGTTAAAGTTTCTAACGTGAGTACGACATCCAGTATTAATCCAGTCACGGAAATATATACCAAACTCAAAACGAATTACGAAACCTTTACGGAAGATATTTAAAAAATAAAACCTTGGTATAATATAAAATATGTCTGGAGGTATTGCTCAACTCGTTGCCGTAGGTGCCCAAGATGCGCATCTCGTCGGCCAACCTGAAGTTTCTTTTTTCAGGTCCAATTATAAACGTCACACAAATTTCGCCCAAACTGTTGAAAGACAGGTTATCCAGGGCAACCCATCCACGGGTAGTATGTCAACCGTCAGGTTTGAAAGAAAAGGGGATATGGTCGGGTATGTCTATATCGCCCCAAATGATGGTACTCAAGCTGTAAAATTTTCGCCAGCCGATTGGGTCGCCGCAATTTCCAAAGTTGAACTTCTCATTGGTGGACAAGTCATCGACGAACAAACATCTGAATTCTCGCAATACATTGCGCCATCTATATTGGCACAAAACTTAACTAAATCTACTTCCGGGTTTGCTGAAGCAGCTGAAAGTAAGTTTTACCCACTCAGGTTTTCGTTTTGTGAAAACGCTCAATCCGCCATTCCATTGATCGCTCTTCAATACCACGATGTGGAATTGAGAATTACGTGGGGTACAGTTGCTTCCGAAAAATATGAAGTCTACAGTCAATTCATCCACCTCGACACGGAAGAGCGTACCGTTTTGTCTTCCACACCACAACAAATGCTTATTACACAAACACAAAAAGCTGTTGCCTCCTCTTCCAAAATACATGAACTCAACTTTAACCACCCAATTAAGTGTTTGGCATCTGCAAATGGGGCTTCTCTCGCTATTGCGGATGACGCAAATAAAATGAAACTCCAAATCAATGGTACGGATGTTGCCGATTTCAAATATGTTGATCCACACTACACCGCGGTCACGTCGTATTACCACACCGCATCATCTAAAGATGCTGGTGCAGCCGGTGAAAATGACAAGTTCTTCTTGTACCCATTCTGTCTCGATACGTGTAAGATTCAACCAACGGGTTCGCTCAACTTTAGTAGACTCGATTCCGCGAGACTGGTTAACGATACCGCCAACTCGGACGCTGATATCTACGCCGTCAACTACAACGTCCTCCGCATCGAAAATGGTATGGGTGGTTTGATGTATTCCAACTAAGTAATTTAATTTAGCCACTTATTATAAATGATTTGGCAATTAATCTTTCTCATAGCATTTATCTTTGTTATAACGTATGACCCAAAATCAGGTACTTTAGATCATTTAGTTGGTAAAAAACCGGAAAAAACCCCCCAGAATGCGGAGTGTAAAGAAGGTCATTACCAGGAAATACAATTTGGAAAAATGGGGTACCCGTGTCCAACCGAAAAGAAAACGCACATGGGTGCGATTATAGGAACTTAAAAATTTAACTCGTAATTTTATATATAAAATGTTTACATTCGATCGCGATACCGCGACTATAGTTGCCGTGCTCATGTGTATTGTTGCCACAATGTACATGTACAGAGAACTTAATAAAACGAAATCAGAAATGGATAATGTTAAAGGATTTTACGGAAACCTCATGACACATTTATCCAGACCACCACCGCAAGTGAAATCTGTACCAGTTGTAGAAACAGAAAAAGAGGAAGTTTTAGAAACCCAAGTTGATAATGATGAAGAAGATTCTTCAGAATAATCATCTTATTCAATTATAACTTGCAAATAAGCAATGAAAAAATATAAAGCAATTGCAGTACCCGTCACTTTTATAGGTGATAAACCACGATTTCTCACTGTCCGGGATCGAAGATTCAAAGATTGGATTTTCGTCACCGGAGGGTGCAGGCGAAGGGAGATTCCAAATCCCATTAGATGTGCTTTGAGAGAACTTGAAGAAGAAACCAGAGGGGTTGTTTCTTTGAAAAAAGGTGAATATACAGAATTTAAGTTTGTAGTAACAGAAAGTCCAGGAGTGGAACTCGAATATAACGTTTACGTGTTTTTCGTAAACTATACCATACAGGAACAGGCTGAACTTATACGTAAGTTTAACGATGAAAAACAGAAAATGAATCTCCGTAAGATTCAGAAACAGCCCATCAAGAGAACACATGATGAAAATGATTTCATGAATTTTGAAACACTTTCAGAGTTCAGTACTAAGAAACAATGGGATCGTATTGTTAAGAACGTACTTAACAATCCAGAATTTTACGCGTGTGTAACTTCTCTCGATAGAAAAACCTTCTCTATTAAATAATGAAGTCTAAGAACTACATTTTATCCCAAATACGTGAGCTTCTCATTGAAAGGCACGCGTATACACCAGAAAGAGCAGAAAGGTACGTTGAATTACATAAAGAGGATAAAGTTTATGAACTCCTCGTTTTAAAGAAAAATTTATCAGAAGAAGAAAATTATCCAGAAGTCTCATATAGACGCTCTATTTGGCGTCACGAGTATGAAGATGAATAAACAGTATAAAAAGATAAATAGATTAATAGGTAAGTATGTTTAAACGTTGGTGTAAAGACCAAGGTTTTGCTAATAACTCCGATTTATCACATGTGCTCATGGACGGTGGTGTCCTCTCCGTGCCATTTGATAAATTGAACGACTTTTACGAAAAATGTGTAGAAGTATATAACTCCGGTGAAAAGATATTTGTCGTTGAACAGAAAACGGAAAATTACAACTTTTTCATGGATCTTGATTATAAAGATGACGAAGAAATGTCATTTGAACAGATTAAGAGTGTATGTAAAGTGATATGTGACAAGGTCTCAAAATTTGGTGGTAAAGACGCTCTGATATCTGTCGCTGAACCTAAACCCGTAGACACACTCATAAAAACAGGTATACATATAAACTGGCCAGGTTTTGTTGTAAACAGGTCATCTGCATTGGGTATCAGGGATCATGTTATAAATACGTTAAACTTAGCGTACGGATCACGTGATTGGAAGGATATTGTTGATATTTCAGTATATGGTAATAATTCACGTAATACGAAAGGAAGTGGGTTCCGTATGCCGTGGTCACATAAAAAGGGAAAACACGAAGCGTGTGCCGGTCAGGGGTGTGAGTTATGTAATAACACGGGTAAAGAAACACAAAGTGAATATTTACCCATATTTATATACAAGCACGGTCCTTCATCTACATTACAAAAGACTGAACAAAAACCATCCGTTGATATATTACATATGGCAACATTACGTACGCAAAGTATGGAACCAGTTATCATAGAAGGAACTCACAAAGAAGCTACATTTACAACATTACAAACTAAAAACGAGTTCAAGGACCAAGAGGCTCTTTTACTCGTCGAAGCATTCGTTCGTAAAAATGTAGAAGGACAAACTACTGCATCAATCACTAAAATGTTTAAATATAACAAACAGTTTCTGGTCTCGACAAATTCTAAATATTGTGAAAATAAAAGGTGTAATCACAATTCCAATCACGTATGGTTTCATATAATAGGTGATACTATAGCGCAAAAGTGTTTTTCGACTACTAATGTACTAAGACGATACGGATTTTGTAAAGATTTTTCGGGAAGACGACATCAACTCAGTAAAAAAATAACAGATATTCTTTACGAAGATGGTAAAGTTGAGACATATACACCAAAAAAGAAAGTTGATGTAGAACCAGAACAGAACTTACTCGAAAGATTTATAAAAAAGTATATCGTTAAAAAAGAAACGTTCGTCATAGAATCACTCAAACGTGAAGGTGTTAAGAAATATACTGTAACCACAAGGGAAACGTGTGACACATGTAAAGAAACGATTTCATTCAGTATACTTAAAAGTCATATACAACAGGTGTGTAAATGTAAATGTCGTGCACATAATCTTACAGATAAAATTGTTAGTACTTTATAGAATGTTAGCTGTAATATTAATTGCACTCGTTGTATATTTGGCATCATCTTTAATAAAA